ACTAGATGTTAATGCATAATACTTATACGCTAATTCTGGTCCAGCAACAGAAAATTTCTCTGGTGCTAATCGAATACGCTCTGCGTATGGATCATTTTCTTCTATTTCCACACCACCGCTTGAAACAACAGTATTAACAACAGATTTTACGTAAGGTAATGGATCCACAAGTGTAACTGTTTCACCTGGTAGATAATCATTGCCAATTTCACCTGTTTCCGTACAAGTCATTGGTAATTCAATGTAACTGACATCGATAGGCACCACAGCAACCTTTGTTGTTTGAAAATATGCCTCTGCGATTTTTACCCTTGTTCCTTGTTGGATTGGTAAAGCTACACCCCTAGTAGCCTCTAAATTGAATCCTATAATCGTAGTAGCTGCTTTTTCATCTAATCTTTGTGTGTCTAATTCGTCACCTTTTAGATCAAGCATATCGTCTTCCGCATATGCTAAGAGATTTTGTTTTAATGCATGTTCAGCGCGATTACGTTCAAAAGATACAAAAGTAGCTAGTGATTCAACAAGCTTTCTCCGCGGATCCGCTCGTTGAAACTCTAGCCCTGTTTTATCATTTATGTGCTGCAGCATTTCACTAACAATAGATTCAGGCGACTTATCAAAAAACGTTACATCGGGTAAATTAAAGCGATTCGTCATTTATTGTCACCTTCACTTTCGTTCGAAGTAGCCCTTGTTCGGCTTCTCCTGTTATTTCAATTTCTTCGACAGTAGCGCGTGGCTCAAATTGATTTATCGCTTCAACAACATTTGCACTATGCAATGCTTTAACGATAGTAATAGGCTTATCAATTACTGACTCAATACCAAAACCACGATCTAAAGGGCAATTCATTGTATAAGTAGACAAAATAAAAGCGACATTTTGCAGTACTTCTTGTACCCCTGTCGCTCCGTAATCAATATTTGTCATTGCTTCTACATCATACAAGTTAACTCACTCCTTTAAACTTAGAATATTTAGTACTAGCCGTTATATACTTTCCACTGCCGAGATTGTACCAATCACCTTTTTTCTCATAGACGGTTAAAGTATTATTCTTAGATGCACACCCCAGAATTTTATAGTTTGTACCTGGTCCAGAACGTATATTAACGGACTGCACTGTAATTGTAATAGTACCTGTTTTTTTCTTTGATGTTTTACTGCCATTGCTGTTGTTTGAAGTTTTAGCAGTCTTTTGAGTAGTTTTCTTTGATGATTTAATAGTAATGGGATACTCCATCATTTCAATTGTCGCATCAATAGCCAGCATTCTACCTCTGTTGTCGATATCCGGATATTTCTCAGTGATTCTATTTACGACAAAAGCATTGTTTGAAAATGGGCGGTTTCCAATCACTAATATGGCTCGTTTCCCTTTTCGGATATATTCATGCCATTTCTCAAGTTCTTTTATTGGA